AAAGTTTGAAAAACAAGATGTAGACTTGTTTGATATGCTTGCGGCTATTGATAAGAAAGACTATGGCTATTACGATAGGCTAACTCCTGAGCAACAAAAAAAGTTTGTACCCTTCATGATGATTCAATGGATCAGTGCAATTAAAGGTAATAGCGATTTGCAGAACTATTATCTAAGTAGTACTGAGTATCATGCCAATAAGTATTTCTTTAATGAAAATGTGTATAAGCATCCTAAACTACAATGGTTGATGTTATGTGCAAGTAGTCCTGGTTTGGGTAAACAATTTCATCAGTGGATACCTAATATTAGTCAAAAGGTTGCAAAATTAGAAGCACCTGCTAAACTTAAAGACATTAAAGAATACTATAAAAAGATTTATCCTAAGGCTGATATCAGTGACATAGATGAAGTAAGTAAGGCATATGTTGACAGCCATAAACGTAAAAGACGTTTAGCTGAATTATTCCCGCAACTAAAACAAAGTGATATTGAGATACTAAATGAAATTACGTCTGATGAGCAATTTGCCGAATATGAAAGAGACATTGGAAATTGATGAACCAATGAAGTTTGGTTGTGATTTTTGTAAGCGTGAATTCTCACGTGAAACTACCATTGCTAAACACATATGTGAAAGTAAAAGACGTTGGTTAGATAAAGACTTGCAAGGTAACCGTATAGGTTTTCAAAGTTGGTTGCAGTTTTATAAAAAGAACACAGCAACTAAAAAAGCCAAGACATATGAAGATTTCATAAAGAGTGCATACTATATTGCATTTGTAAAGTTTGGCAATTACTGTGTTAGTGTTAATGTTATTAATGTTAGTAGATATGTTGATTGGTTACTAAAAAATCAAATCAAAATTGATAATTGGTATAGTGATACATCATATACAAAATATTTAATTGAATACTTACGCCATGAAGATGCATATGATGCGATTCATCGTAGTGTTGAGACATGTATGAATTTAGCTAAAGATGATAACATTTTACCACATGATATTTTACGCTATGGTAACGTTAATCGTATTTGTTATGCAATTACAACTGGAAAAATAAGCCCATGGATGCTATTTCAAAGTGACAGTGGTGTAAAGTTTTTAGACAATCTAAATCCAGACCATGTAAAACTAATCATTGACTATATTAACCCAGAGCAGTGGGCATTGAAGTTTAAACGTGAGAAAGAATTAACTGCTCAAATTAAGGATGTACTAAATGCCGCAAGGTACTAAAGTTCGTATACCTTGGAAGAAAGGTGACACAATCAGTGATTGGGATGAAACCTGCGCATGGGCAATGGAACAATTTGGATTGCCGGGGGATAAATTTACCACGCATCCCACTGTAGACTATATGGACTTTTACTTTGATGATGAATGTGATGCTATTCATTTTAGTTTAAGATGGCTATGAAATTAGAAGATGAAATCTTAGTAAAATCCGCACAAGATATAGCGGATGATATTGACTTTCAACTTATGGCTGAGATATTGTGTCAAGGGGGTTGGATTAAGGTTACACTTGAACCAATGATTATGGAGCAAAGTCAAGAAATTGACAAGTGGATAGCTAAGTGTGATGGGTCTGTGCATACTAAGGGACTTGTATTTGTATTTGAAGAACCCAAAGAAGCTGAGTGGTTCATTTTAAAATGGCAATGACAAATGTTGTAAAAGTTTATGAGAGAGATTGGGCTTTGATACTTCATTGGCTCAAAGAAAATATAGGAGAAATGCTACATAGTAATCCTGTAGTATTTTGGCACGGGGAAGGTTGGCACATGACATTAGGGAGAGCAGTGGCTCCAAGGGGAGCAATTGGTAATAGTGTTATCACAGTAGAATTTACCGATGCGAAAAACGCAACATGGTTTAGTTTGGTTTGGGTATGAACATTAGACCCTTTCAAGACTATGATGATAATGATCCAGAGATAGACCGACGTAAGCAACGTTGGGCGTATTGGGAAGCATTGAAAAAAGTTCGTGTAGAATACATGGAAAACAAAACTAATTTTGATGCATACGATTTTGAAGATTATCTTGAAAAGAATTATGGTGTAAAAATGAATATCGTTAATGGTAACATTACCGACGGATACAAAATTATGGATGAAAAACTATACTTGATTTTTCTATTAAAATTCCAATGACACTAGAACATTATGATCCTAACAAAGATTGGGATAGCATTAAAAAATGGCACAAAGTGGTCATAAATTACTATCCTAATAAATTCCCAGAGATATTAAGATGGTTATATGCTAACATAGATAAACCCGAAAGACATGCACGTTGGAAGATTGTAGATGATACAATGCAGTTTAAATTTAGATATGAGCGTGATTATATTATGTTCACACTCAGATGGTCATAAGTATAAACATGAAACACAAAATAGCATTATTTTTAAATCATCCAGAATGTTCCATAGACTGTGTAGGTGGGATGACTAAAGCATTGGGTAATCAATATGATGTCAGAACCTTTAGTAAAGAAGAGGTAAATAGTAGCTTATTATCCGATATTGATATTGTAGCATTTCCCGGGGGAATAGGTGATGCTGATAGTTATGACAAATTTTTTAGACGTAAAGCCCAGAATTGTATTGCTGACTTTGTAACTAGCGGTGGTAGATATTTGGGCATATGCATGGGCGCTTATTGGGCCGGCAGTCATTACTTTGATATATTACAAGATGTTGATGCGGTACAATATATCAAACGCCCTACAGCAGATATTAAACGTAGCTATAGCACAACAGCAAAAGTAGATTGGAAGAACACAAAGCAAGACATGTTCTTTTATGATGGTTGTGCATTGATAGGTGACGAGACAAAATTTAAAACGATAGCACGGTATAGTAATAATGACCCAATGGCAATAATACAAAATAGAATTGGTATTATTGGTTGTCACCCCGAAAGCCAAAAATATTGGTATGAAAAACCCAGAGAGTATATATCAAGCAAGTGGCACGAACAAAAACATCATGCCCTTTTACTTGACTTTGTTGATGAACTTATGCTACAATAATGTATGGCAATACTAAAACACAACGAATTTTTCCATTCGGCATCTAATTTTTCTAAACTATACTCAGGCTCTTTATGTAGGGATAACAAATATAAATCAGGACACAAAACAGTCTATCAAAGAGATTGTAGATATCACAAAGAAGATCCATATATCATTGTAAGATGGATGAGAAGAAATTTTGGTGAAAGGCACCAAGGTTGGGACTTCTCCTTAGCTGGAGGATGTGTTACAATAGAGTTATGGGATGATAGATTAATAACAATGTATGAAATGTGGCAAATGTGAATAAAACATGTAATCGTTGTAAAATTAATAAACCATTAATGTTATTTGGAAACGACAGTGGTGGTAAAAAATTACGTTCTTGGTGTAAAGAGTGTGATAGTATTGTTGCTAAAGAACGCAAGTTGATACGTGAAAATGCACCAGCTATACCTATCAATCATGTTTGTCCCGTGTGTGGTAAAAATGAAAGTCAGTTGAATGAAACACAACAACCAACAATGCGTAAACGAGGTACACCCTGGGTATGCGACCATGACCATGAATTGAAAACATTTCGTGGTTGGATATGTAGAAAATGTAATTTAGGCTTAGGTAATTTTAGTGATGACTATGAACTAGTACTTAAAGCCGCAAAATATTTGAAAGACTATAACGATGGCAAATGATATTATGATTGACATTGAGAGTTTGAACACAACACCTGATTGTGTAATACTAACTATCGGTGCAGTAAGATTTGATCCTAGGGGGCAAGGTGTTGTAGAACGATTAGAACTACGCCCTACTATTGAAGACCAAACAGAAATATATAAACGTAGTATCAATGAAGATACATTGCGTTGGTGGGGTGAACAAAGTCCTGAAGCAATCGAAGAAGCTATGGGCGACCAAGGTCGTGAATCATTTACAGATTGCATGGACAAACTATATAAGTTTTGTTGGAACCGTCGTGCTGTTTGGAGTAACGGTGCTCCATTTGATTTGGTCGTAATGGAACATGCATGGCGACAAACAAGTGATAAGCCTAATCCTATTCCGTGGTCTTTTTGGACAATGCGTGATACACGTACATTATATGAAGTTGCAGGAGTAAGTCTTAAAGATGGTAAACATGTTACTAGTCACAAAGCAGTAGATGATGCTGAACATCAGGCTATTGTTGTGCAAAAAGCATATATGAAACTAATCAAAGCAGGTTTCATGGAACAACGATGAAAATTAATTCAGATATTGATATTGACTTTGGTAATAGAGACCAACTACTTTCTATTATCAAGCACACTTCTGCAAGTATGCGTAATGTAAATCCTATTCGCAAACATGCATCGGGGATTTATGTTACTCCTGTACCATATGATCCTATCAATGATATGGCATCGATTGATTACACTGAAGCGGATAAGCGTGGATATTTCAAATTAGATTTATTGAATGTTCATGTATACGAACAAGTCAATGATGAAAAACATCTAATTGAATTAATGTCTGAACCTAATTGGGAAAAATTAAAAGATAGTGAATTTGTAGAAAAATTAATTCACTTGAATGGTCAGTTTTACAACATGCAAAAAATGCCTCAACCTATTGATAGTATTCCTAGGCTATCAATGTTTTTAGCTATTATTAGACCGGGGAAAAAGCATTTGATTGGTAAATCTTGGAAAGAAGTTAATCAAACTGTATGGGACAAGGGAACTGATGGGTATGTGTTTAAAAAGGCTCATGCGATAGCATATGCACATTTAGTTGTAGTTCATATGAATCTGCTTATGGCATCTTCTGGACCAAAGTAATACTCTTTCGTTTTGACCTGCGTTTAATAAGTTCCCCCATACTACACACTGGTCCGTGTAAAATTATTAAACTTTTATTGCTGAATGTTCTTATATATTCTTTAAAGGGTGCCCACTCGCTTTTTAAGAATAAATTAATAGGGATAAGTCTATTACTTTCCCACCACCAAACATCCCCTAATTCTAGGAACTTTTCTTTAGCAGATGTTTCTAATATTGCGCCGTAATCATAGATAGTTGTCACCATGTCATCACGGTTTTGCACAATACCAACATAATCTTGATTGGCATATGAACATACTGTGATAAAGGGGTGATTCTCTGCTAATCGTTTGAAAAAATCTTGTTGTTGTGATGTCATCGTATCATTATTTATTACTGGGTTACCAAAGTTAATTAAATAAAAAATTTAAAGACTAAATATAGTATAGGAGCCTACATTTGTGTATTCAACAGCCGTATTTTATTATATTCAACGCAATATTGTTGTGCTATTGTCAGGCAATTCACCAAGGAGATATATGCCAGTCTACGCAAAACCATTAACTTTGCATAAAGGAGTCGATAA